GACACGGACTCAATTACGGGGACTACCGGCGATACGGGACTTTACGAATCCGTCAAACTCGGAGAGATGGAAGTCAAGTACAACACTTCTAGTCAGGCTACTGGAACTGTTAACAACGTATTCGACGTTTATCCTTGGCTTCAGTCTTATCTCGGCGCTTACTGCTTGGGTGGCAGTGGCTCGTATTCTGTCCGCGTTGTGAGAGGTTGAAATGGCAGGTCAACTCGACAGTCTGTTCAAAAACGCTGCTAAGTCAATAATCAAAGACCTTGGCACATCGCTTGACACGTCAATTACTTACACGAAGAAAACCTCTGCAAGTTACAACGTGGCAACTGGTGCTGTAACAAGCACTGATACCAGCTATAGGTTTAAAACTCCTGTTGAATTCATCGTTTCTGACGAAGAAAGCGGTTATCAGGAGAACACAGCGCGTTTATACGTCGCGCCTAGCCAGATTGGAGGAAATCAAGCCAATCTGCAGGACGAAATCTCATTGACGTTTGATGGAGCGCTACGCACTACAAAAATCCAAGATATTCGTACCTTTAGAGGTGGTCAGGAATACCTTTATGTAATTCGGGTGGTGTTCTGATGACGCTTGTAAACGCTAGGGCTGCAATCGAAGCTGCAATCAACACTGCAGTGACAGCAGCGGATTCCACGGTTTCAGTGGTGTTTGACAACATGCCGTTTACGACGCCTGGCAAGACCAAAAAGTATGTAATGGTGTCAATCAATTTTGATCAGGCAACGATTCAGCCTCATGGTGCAGCTATTGATCAATACGCTGGAACGGTGCAATGCGGTATTTTTACGCCAAGAGATAAGGGCAGTGCTGCGGCGGCTGCGATTGCGGAGTCAGTTATTGATGGCTTGACCTCTGTAAATGCCTCTGGCTATACGGACACCTATTCAGCGAAGCCGCGTGTTGGTCAGATTAGTGGTCCCACTGCGGTAACCAACGAAAACAATAGTCACTTTGTCAGCGTAGTCAGCTGTCGGTTTACAGCGGTCTAATGGCTAAACCGATTACTGAGCTGACCAAGGATATTCGTAAGTTGATTGAGGATGGACGGGCAGCGGCAGGTCCAGAAATTGTGTTTAGCTTGCAAATGAAAGGCCCTTGGTGGACTGGAAACTTTGGAGAGCTGTGGGCACTTAATACTGTTCCAGTTAAGCCGGTAGTAGACATTGATCGTGACTGGCAAGCTCCGAACATGCCTGCTCCACGAAATTTTCAAAGGCGTCCTGTGTTGAAGGTTCCAATCAACAGTCCTTTGTATATCGGCAACTTGGCTGATTACGCAGGCTATGCCGTTAATAATCCACAAGCCAAGCTTCCGGACAGTGACGGAACGCCCAAAACCTATGCGGAAACTAGACCTCCGCAAAGAAGTACAGCCAAGCCAGGGCCGAACTGGTACAAGATTTATACAGAGACAAGCAGAGATACAGGCTTGTTTCTTGATCTAGACATAGCTTTTCAAGGCGTTCGCTTAGGATAAGCTATATTGTGCTAGTTGACTGAGTTTTATGGCTGAAGCACGCGCAATCGACAAGCTGTGCAAAGCGTTTAGCGTTGAGCAACGCAGTAGTTACACGATTAAGAGTGGCGAAGAAGTCGTCCTCAAGCTGTATTGGAAGCCTTTGACGATTGCTGATCGTGACGCGATCAACAACACGTTGAAGGCGTTGAATCTTGGTGCGTCTGAGGACAACTTGGATTTTGCGATCCAAATGGTGATCCGGAAGGCAGAGGACGAAACTGGGAACCGGATTTTTTCGGACGGGGACCGTGCCAAGATTCGCAACCGCCTGCCTCTAAGCATTGTTCTGGACATTATGGCCAAGATGCAGAACATGGATGAGGTGGAAGAAGCAGACGATCTTAAAAGCGAGGATTGATAAGGATCACTTCTTGTTCCTGCAGTTCTTTATTGCTGAAAAGCTAGGCATGACGTTGGCTCAGCTTCGAGCCAGCATGTCAACAGAAGAGCTTGTCGCTTGGAGCGCCTACTGCTCGGTCAAGTCAGATCGAGAGCAGAAGGAGATAGAGCGTAGTCGTCAGCAGGCTCAATATCGCCGTGTGCGCTAACCTGAAGGCAATGTCTTCGGGTTAGTCGTGGCCGCTGAGTACGAAGTCAATATCAAGCTTAATACTGGAAAGGCTGAAACTCAGTTAAAAGACATAGAGTCCAGCGTAGCCAAGATAGGCAAGGCCGAGAAGCAGTCTGTTAATACAACTGATCGTCGTGTCGCTTCTTTGGTCAAGCTGCGCAGCATTGGGGATAACATTAGGGCGTTAGAGAAGAAAGGGCTTGATTTAAGTAAAGCTAAACTTCAGGTCACAAAAGCTGGCGAAGCTATTGATAAAAAAATGTTCTTAACTGCAAATTCAAGAATGGGGGTTGCAGTTAAGGAGCTTAATGCGCAACGGAAGATCACAAAAGAGCTAGAACGGCAAGAAAAAGCACGAAGACGGCAAAGAACAAAGCGAGCAGAAGGCGTTGCTCTTGGCGCTGGCTTTCCATTGCTATTTGGCGGTGGTCCGGGTGCAGTCCTTGGCGGCGCGGCAGGTGGACTAACAGGATCTTTTGGAGCGCAGATTGCGCTTAGCGCGATTGGGCAGCAGGTTGATAAATTTATTAGTAGCATTGTTAACACGGGCAAAGCTTTTGGATCTTTAAGTCAAACATTAGAGTTGATGCGCGAGCGCTCTTTATTTACAAGTAAAGAGTCGGAAGAACTGGCGCGACAACTGGAAAAGCTTGGAGACGTAGAAGGTCTTGCTGAGCTTGCAACAGTTGAGCTTGCATCAAAAATCGGATCTGAAGGCATTAAGGCTTTCCAGGATCTTGAAACAGAGGTCGACGAGTTTGATCGTCTTGTAAACAATTTGATACTGTCCTTGCAAGCTTTTCTTGCAGGTCCTCTTGCTGGTTTTTTAGACATAGTTAATGCAACACTCGGCAAACAAGTTACGCAGGGAACTATTGATCGCCTAGCAGGAAGCCTTCAAGACCCTGCGGCTCAGAAAAGGTTCCGTGCTGCGGCTAAGGAAAGAATTGGAACTGAAATAAAATTCACAGGATTTGGGCTAGGTGGCCTTCCGAAAACCGAGGAAGTGCTTAAATCGGCTCCATTAGACCTCCTTTCTGAGCTTGCTCAAGAAGTTGCAGCAGGAGAGTTTGGTAAATCTTCCTTGACTAGCCGAAAAGTTAAAGTCACTCAGAAAGATAGAGACGGCATAAAGCCGCCAAAAGGGCGCGCTCCAAGGGAAAGTCGTGTACCTCAACTGCAAATTGAGCTAGGACTTGCTGAGCGCTTGTCTGTACTTAACGGTCAAATTCTGGAAGCTAAAAAGCAGGAAGATTTTGTAAGGCAGAACACCTTGCAAAAAGAAATAGCTTTAGAGCAGCAGGCTGCAAAAATTGCACTAATAGGTTTAGAAAAAATTCCTCAGGACGAGAAAGAGCTTAAGGCTCAAGAAGTAATACTTGAGACCAAGGACAAAATTCGAAGCATTGACTTTGAGTTATTTGAATTTGAACGTAAGCGTCAGGAGCTTTTCGAGACAACAATCGAAGATCTTGAGCACCAGCTCGAAATGGTGGAAGCAACCAGTCAGGCAGAGCGAGATCGCTTAAAAATTGCAAGGGAACTCAAGAAGCTTGATGATGCAGGGCTTTCGGATAGTCAGCTTGAGCAAGCTCGTGTGGTTATGGAGCAGCTGGCTGTAGCACAAGAGCCTTTAAATGCATTTATCCGCAAGACCACTGAAGACCTAAATAATCTGCAGCAGGTTGCCGTTCAGGTTTCACAAGGTATTGGCGATGCGATTGGCAATTCTCTTGTTAACGGGCTGCGAAACCTTGTCACTGGAGCGAGCAGTGCCAAAGAGGTATTTGCTGATCTGTTGAATAGTGTGGCTGATATTTTGGCCAACGTTGCAAAAGAGATGATTGCTCAGTACATCGCTATTGGTGTTGCCAGGTTGTTTGCTGGGATTGGAGCAAGTGGTGGCGGTGGTGATGGTTTAAACCTAGATGCTATTGAACAGTACTCTGGCATTGGAGCGTCAACTCCTTTTGCCGAGGGTGGTTTTGTATCTAGCCCAACCCGCGCACTTATCGGTGAGGGTGGTGAGCCCGAGTACGTCATCCCTCAAAGCAAGATGAAGGAAAGCATGGCGCGATTTAGCGCAGGTGCTCGCGGTAGTGCTGTTATTCCAGGCAAAGGTAACGGTGGTAGTTATGGCGGCGCCATGGGTGGTAGTGGAACGGTGGTTAATTACAACGGCCCAACCTTGAACTTCAACTCTGAGGATTACGTCCCAGCTTCTGCCGTTCCAGGCATCATTGATGAAGCTGCAAAACGTGGTGCCAAAGCAGGTGAAACGCGTACATTTGCCAGCCTGCAAAATAGCCGTAGTCGGCGCAGCCGTATTGGTTTGGGCTCATGAGTGTTCAAGCATTAACAACGTTTTTGACGGTTTTTC